ATGACCTACCTGACTGCAAAGAAATACTACATGATGATTTATATTTAAACTATCTTAGCTATCACCCTACATTAACACAGTCTAATAGAGATAAGGCTATGGGTGTTATAAAAGATTTAGATAAGATAGAAATAAATAAAGACAATGTTGTACATACCATACAACAAATGCACAAATCACAAACTGCTCACGAAGCTGCACAGAAATTGTTGCAGATATATGAAGGCACTAGTGATGAAGAACTGTCTGCTGTCTCTAAGCTTTTACACAAAGAAGAATCTATCGCCGATACAATAAAAGAAGTTACAAAAGATTTGTATGAACTTATGAAGGAGATGGACTACACAAAACTCTTTCAATTTAATACACCTAGTTTATTAGGTACTCATGTTAAGGGTATTGGTAAAGGACACTTCGCAATTATATTTGCTAGACCAGAATCAGGTAAGACATCCTTTTGGGTGAACATGGTAGGGGGTGCTAATGGCTTTGCACATCAAGAAAAAGTCAATCATATCGCCATTTTTTGCAATGAAGAACAGCCTAGTCGTAATGTTTATAGGCTGATACAATCATGTGCGGACATGACAAGAGAGCATATAGATGAGAACCCGGAAAGAGCAAACACAGAATGGAAAAAGATAAGAGATAAAATTCATGTGTATGATTGTAAGGATTTTAATATTGAGGGTATAGATTCTTATTGCGAAGAACATAAACCTGACATAGTAATCATAGACCAACTAGATAAAGTAGAACTTGTAAATAAGTTTGATAGTGGTCATGAAAAATTGCGAGAGTTATATAAATTAACTAGAGACATAGCTAGTAGAAGGGATGTATGTATGTTTGGAATATGCCAAGCGAGTAGTGATGCTCATGATAAAAATCACATAAGCTTTAACAACATGGAGGGTAGTAAGACAGGTAAGGCGGCAGAGGCTGATTTAATTATAGGTATAGGTAAGAAGGATGATTGGGAAGGTGATGAGGATTTTACTAGAACATTGTGTGTTAGTAAAAATAAATTAACAGGTTGGCATGGTATTATTCCTTGTAAGATTATGCCTAGCAAAGCGAGGTATGTGGATTAATGAAAAAACAAAATAAAAAAACTTGGGTCGACGAGCATATTATTTTTGAAATAGAGGGTCTTACTAAAAAACAAAACAAAGAACTAAGAGATAAGATTTTAAAAAAGGTAGCGGACAAATTTGTAAAAGAGGATGTAAAGAAAAATGAAAGAGGAGTATAGAGAAAGTTGGATGAGTAAACTATCCATTGAAGAATTAAAAGAAGTAACACAGAATATTAATGATGAGATAGAGAGGCGGACTATCCAACGCATTATCCATGTAAAAGAAGGGCTAAATAAAAATGATTAGTGTATTAGATATAGAAACAACATTTACAAAAGATGGAGACAACTCTCCATATAATGATGAAAACAAATTAGTTAGTGTGGGGGTGAACGATGAATATTTCTTTTTTCATCATGATGATTACAATGGTGATATTAAATCAAATCGTGACAAGCTACAGCATATTTTAGATGAGACAACTTTAATGGTAGGGCATAACTTAAAGTTTGATTTGTCTTGGTTATTAGAATGTGAATTTAAATATGAGGGTAAGTTATGGGATACTATGATTGCCGAGTCAGTCTTACTTAAAGGAGAAAGAAAACCACTTAGTCTTGCAGAATGTTGCAGAAGAAGGCAGATAGGAATTAAGTATGCTACACTTTCAAATGCTATAGATTCTGGGATAGGCATGGATAAAATACCCTTGCCTGATTTAGAAATGTATGGGCGTAATGATGTTACTATAACAAAAGATTTATATCTACAACAAGATTTAGATTATAAAAGAGAAGGTAACAAAATTCTTATACCTACCTTAGAGATGATGTGTGAGTTCTTAATTACATTAGTGGAGATAGAAAGGAATGGTATATATGTAAATCCTGACACACTAGGTGAGCTAAAAAAAATATTAGATGCGGAGTATAGTTCTATCAAAAAAAAGATTGAGATAACTGTTCAAGAGATGATGGGAGACACGCCTTATAATATTGGTAGTACCGAGCAGTTATCTAAAATCATCTACTCGAAAGAGATTATAGATAAAAAGAATTGGAATATAACATTTGGATTAGGCACAGATGAGGAAGGGATAAAAAGAATACCTCCAAAATATCCTGCCAATACTTTTAGAGATTTAGTAGAGGCTAAGACAAGGCCTGTACAATATACTATTGGTACAAAATGTAATGTTTGTAAGGGGGTAGGTGCTTATAGAAAAATTAAAAAAGATAAAACACCCTTTCTTAATATTACTAAGTGTAAGGACTGTAGTGGACATGGCGTAATACTAACTGCCTCATCTAGAATTGCAGGGTTCAACATACCTATTAAAACTCAACTAGATATTAATGCCAATGGTGGAGTTGTTGGTGAGGCTAAGCTTCAATATATCGCCGATAAAAATCCGGGAAGGGCAAGAGAATTTTTACTTGACCTTATAAGATATAGACAGGTAACCAAATATCTATCTACTTTTGTTGAGGGTATGAAGAGTCATGTTTATGAAAATAATATACTACATCCTAAATTTAGTCAGACCAATGTAGTTACAGGTAGACTATCTTGCTCAGACCCTAACTTCCAAAACATACCTAGAGGAGACAAGCTACCTATTAAACGAGTTATTCAATCTAGATTTGAGGGCGGGTCTATAATAGAGATGGATTTTGCACAGTTAGAATTTAGAGTGGCGGCGTTCTTATCTCAAGATAAACAATCAGTCTACGACATTACTCATGGTGTTGATGTTCATCAGAATACTGCTGATGTTATTGGTTGTAGTAGGCAGGATGCAAAGGCTCATACATTTAAACCTCTCTATGGTGGGTTCTCAGGTACTGCAGAAGAGAAGACATACTATGCGTGGTTTAAGAAAAGATATAAGGGTATTGTAGCTTGGCAAACTAGCACAGAGGATACTGCCATAGCTACTAAACTTGTAACATTACCTAGCGGTAGGCAATATTATTTTGAAAATATAATGAGAGATGTTAAGGGAGGCTCTAACTATTTTACACAGGTAAGAAATTATCCTGTTCAAGGTTTCGCTACAGGGGATATAGTTCCTGTAGCTTGTATAGATGTACACAATGCATTGAAACATTTAAAAACAAGATTAATAAATACTGTACACGATTCAGTTATTATTGATGCACACCCAGAGGAGGTGACTAATGTACTAGAACTATTAACAAAGACTTGTGGTAATATTGTCGAGTCTATAAACAAAAGATACAATATAAATTTCAATGTTCCTCTTGACTTTGAGATAAAAATGGGGTCTAATTGGCTAGACCTAAAACAAATATAGGAGTATATATATATGACTGATAAAACAATCTTCGGAGACATGACCGAAGAACAAATAAGACAAGAAGCAGGTATGGGTGCAAAGACTACGCCTTCATACATTGTGAATTTAAGAACTACCTCTAATCATCGAGATAAAAATAATGATGATAAGATTACACAACACTTAGGTAGTTATAATATTTGGGATAAGGACACAGAACAATTTGTCTACGCCCCTACCATTTCATTTAGGCCCTTTATGAAAAGGCAGCAGTACATGACTTGGGATATTAAGGAAAGTAAATTTGCTAATGAATCAATACTTGTTGCTTATGGTGAAGAAGCTTTTGACTCTAAGGGAACTACTAAGTGTGGTTATGTTACTGCAAAAAATAGAAACGACTTAATGCAAGACCAAAAAGAAATAGCTAAAAATACAAAGTTCTTTAGAATAATGTATGGCTTAATGGATATGAAAGGTGAATCTTCTAAGGGAGATAAAGTAACCTTATTACAATACCCCATTCAGATAAAGATGCAGGGTGGTAATGCAGCAGTTATGAGTAACTTAGATTCTTTACTACAGAACAAAGGAATCTTATGGTCTAATAAAGTAGAACTTTCCACAGAAGAAAAAACTACAGGTGGTAACACTTACTACAATATTAAGATAGGTAAGATAGCCTCCGTAGATGTACCTTCTAATCTTTTAGAAGATAGTGATGACGGAAGAGCCTATCAATTATTTAAAAATGATATAGATGCAAAGAATAGTTCTGTAATGGAAAAATATAATTCAGCTTTAAAAGGCATTAAGAATGACAAAGAAGCTGTATCTAGAGTTCAATCTGCTTGAACGAAGATATATTAAATAAACTTAAGGACTTTTTGGTACAGGCGGAAGGCTCGTCTGTGCCGATGAGTGAGGAATTAATCGAGCAGTTTGGTGAAGACTGTAAAGCTGCAATGCGTAAGCAGTTCAAACAAAAAAGAGAAAGTAAATTCAGAGTAAGAATGTCAGGTATTGGCAAACCTCTTTGTCAATTACAGATGGAAAAGTCGGGGGCAAAGAAAGAACCTATGGCTTATAATGGTAAGATTAGATTTATATTTGGTGATATGATTGAAGCATTTACTGTATTACTTTTAAAAGCTTCGGGTATTGTTATTGATAGTGAACAGAAGCAAGTATCTAGAAAAAATAAATACTTCCCTGATAGTGGACTCACAGGTACTTATGATGTTGAGATTGATGGTAAGATTTATGATATAAAATCTGCTAGTGACTGGGCATTTAAGAATAAATTCTCTATGGGATTTGGTGCTGTTGTAGATAAGGATGTGTTTGGATATCTCTCTCAAGGTTATCTGTATGCAGATACAGAAAAGAAAAAGTTTGGTGGTTGGATTGTAGTTAATAAATCTACAGGTGAGATATGTATTGTTTCACCCCCAGAAGATGACTCAGATTATAAACGAATAGGACTACAGGTAGCAGAGGAAAACATAGAAGCATTGATGGAAGACCACCCATTCAAGAGATGCTTTACAGATGTTGAGGAAACATACAGAAGTAAATTAACAGGTAATAGAAGACTAGATAGTGTATGTGGCTTTTGTTCTTTTAAACAAACTTGTTGGGAAGGGAAGATACAATACTTACCACAGCAAGTCTTTGATGATAATGGTAAGCCTCGCTCTAAAAGTCCTAAGTATTTTTATTATACACAATTAGCTAATCAAGATGAAGCTAGAGGAAACAAATGACCAAGAAAAAAAAGGAAGACTCAGAGGATGGGATAGTAATACTAATCAAACCCCACACTAAAGGTAAATTTGCAGTAGGCATTACTACTAATTATATCGCCGATACCCCCGAAAAAGAAATGTGTAAGTTAGTAGCATTAGGTGCTGCACAACTTATGTTAGAAGACCCAGACCCCTTTTATGAAAGAGGCATTGAGATAGCTGCACAAACAGATGACATGGATGCAAGTAAATCAGAGGAGTTTGTAAGTAAGGATGATGAATCAAATATACTAGACTTAACTAAGTATATTGATAAATCAAAACTAAATTAAGACTTAATGAATGACCGCCAACAGGAATGTATAAGGTGGTTTAAGAATAAATATCCCAATTGTATTGTTGACAATAATGTAACTGTTGATATTATATTTGTAATAAATAGACCAAAGAACCCACAAGCACCCTATGTTAATAGCACTAGATACTATGAGAAAGAAAATAGTTCTACCTACTGCTCATGTTGTGATGAAACTACTTGTGAATATAATAATTATTATCTTGTTATCTTGGAGGAAAGATTAATAGCTACTTTGTTAGACAACATAATTAATAGATACTACTAAATAGGAGTACACAACATGACTGATACTAACTTTAATACATCGAAAGAAACAAAGACACTAAAGAAATTTGACTTAGACTTGCAGTACGGACAGATGCGTGAACAAAAAGTCCACGATATGTTCTTTAATAAAAAGTTTGAGATTAAATCGGAGAGGGATTGGTGGCAGAAGACAGGTAACATTGCCATTGAGGTAGAGTGTTATGGTAAACCGAGTGGTATATCAATAACGGAAGCAGATTTTTGGATGCATATACTAACTGATGGTGATGAAGAATACTGTAAATTAATATTTAAAGTTGAGACAATTAAAAAGTTAGCATATAAATATAGAAATAAAAATATATTAGGGGGTGACCATAAGAAATCAAAGTTTGTTTTGATACCCTTAAAGCAATTGTTTATTTTAGATAATATAAAAGTGGGAGAAACAATAGATGAAAAGTGAAGAAATATTGAAGATTGCCTCGAAATTAGTTTCGGGAGACAGGGCAAAAGCTTATGGAGATAAGAAAAAACTCCATGATAAGACAGCTAAAATGTGGTCTGCATTTCTTGGTTATACTATCCATGCAGAACAAGTAGCCCACATGATGGTTATGTTAAAGATAGCTAGAACAACGACAGGTAATAATCCAGATAACTATGTAGATGCTGCAGCTTATTCCGCAATAGCAGGAGAAATAAATGACCACAACAAAAACAAGTGAACCAAAAGAAAAAAACTATGTTATTACAGAGGCACAAAGAAATAGTGTCTTGCAATACTTAGCTAACAGACCTTTTATTGAAGTGTCTAGACACATAAATACACTAGGTACTTTAACAGAAATCAATGACAAAATTGCACCAGACTTCATCAAAAAGTAAAGACTTTATCTTATATAGATGCTGTATATTTTATAACCAAAAAGATGGTCAGTTTTATTGGGATGAAGATACCTTGAATACCAAAGAGTTGATAAAGGATTTTACAGAGAAGTACGGAGTACCTGTGGAGAAACATTCTAAAATAAAAAGACTAAACATAGCTTTACCTCATGTGTTGAAAGCATTAGTAATACATTTGAAAAATGAATTTAAACACTCCTATGATTCTAGTAGAAAGTTATTAGACAATTTAATTACTTAACGCCCTCATCTGAGAACTAAGACTACCTGCTCTATTAGGAGTTTGTCTCGCCCATCTTGAGTCGAGCATGGCATCTGCTGCACCATTCATGTCATTACTTTTTAAACATGAAATCATGGTAACAAAC